GCACCTCGTCGAGGAGGTGCCGCTTGCGACCCCCCGCCGTGAAGGTGGGCTTACGCCCCGCTCCGAAGTCGATGGTGATCTTGTTTCCTTTTGTGGTCTTCATGGTTCCTCCTATGCCCGCTTCACGGCGGCGGCGGGGAACTTGTAGCTCTTGCCGGTGCGGATGCACTCTGCGCTGATCGGGTACTTGCGGCGACGGGGGTTGATGCCCGTGACACGGTAGGTGCCGTTGTAGGTGGTGAACTCCCGTCCGAAGTCTCCGACGGTGAGGTCGTAGAGGGGGGCGAGGCGGGCGAAGTCGGCGGGGATGCCGTCCTCCGTCTCACACACGAACGTGAACTTCACGGTGAAGTTGGTGTCGCTGAAGCGTCCAGCCTCCCGCTTGAGGGTCAGTCCGTACTGCTCGGCGACCATCTGGAGGGCCATTTCGGCGTCGTCCGCGATGGGCTTGATAGTCTGTCGGTTCATTTGAGTGATCATGACGCGCTCCTTCGATGGCGTTTTGTTTCATCTTCCACCCTATGTACGGACGGGATTCTCCAATGGACCCCCCGCTGGCTCCGCTGAGGGCCAATATCCGTCCTATCCCTCGATAAGAGTGCGGCCTGAAGTGGCCCCTGCAAAGTCGGAGGCTGGTTGATGACAAGCTCATTTGATAGGATTATGGATGTGGGGACGAAGTTCCTCGCCATCCTCATCATCCCGACACTCCTCTGGGTGGTGAAACTTGAGGTGGAACTCGCTGTTGCCTCTGAACAGAGACAGGTGATGTCGGTGAAACTGGTGCAGATGGATCAAGAGAACAAGGCTGTCCTTCATTCCATCCAGACCAACACCCTGGCTCTCGGCAAGCTGAGTACGAAGATGGACGGCGTGAAGGAGTCCTTGGACGAGATCAAGGATAGGTTGCCATGAGTCCGAAGCAAAAGTCCCGCCTGGGGTGGTACGTGTTCTTGTTCGCCTTCCTCCCCTCGGTGTTCCTCATCCCCTGTATTATGAACGGCATCGGCCAATGCGGATCCCAGAAGGCAGAGGCCGCCAGCCCGAGTGGGTTGGCCACTCCGTCCCTGGATACTGTTGAACATCTTCCCGACATCGTGGAAGAGGACTTCCCGGGCATCGGTCGGGAACACAGGCGCGTCCTTGTGGAACAGCGCACATTGGTGCAGAGGGCTGTCCAGCAGGTTGAATCCATTGAGGATTCCTTGCCGGTCATTGTTGAGTAACCCCCCCTTGGAAACCACCTGTGGCATGGTCGGTATCATTCCGATGCCCCGTCCGTGTTGGGTGGGAATGGTTCACACTCAGGAGGAGATGGAAAATGGATAGCACAACCGAAAATACCGTCACGGCGATGATCAGTACTCTCACCGAGGCACTCAACGATGCGAACAAGCACGACAGCGGCGTGAAGGCGGCCGGTACTCGGCTCCGCAACGCCATGTTGGAGATCACCAAGGACGCGAAGATCGTCCGAACCCAGGTCCTCAACGACCGCAAGGGAGCCTAAAAACATGGAGGCCACAGAAATGACCAAGAAGACCAAGGGTGCCAAGAAGGCAGCCGTCAAGGAGGCAGCGGGAGCTGTCGAGGAAGCAGCCACTGAGGCTGCAGCCACCTTGAATCTTTCCCCCGAGGATCTCCAGATCCTCGCTCGTTACCGTTCCGGCGGTGAGGACTGTCTCCGTGAGATCGGCCAGATCGAGATCCGAAAGGCCCGTCTGATCGGCTCCTACGGCCAGCTCGAGCAGGCTTCTCAAACGAAGCTCCAGGAAGTCGGTAAGGCACTCGGGATCGACGAGGGCGTCGCCTGGTCTGTCCAGCCCGACGGATCCGTCGTACTCCACGAGGGGACGATGACCGAGGGGGGTTAGCGTGGTAGCGGGGTGGGAACCTTCCAGCGGGGAGCGTCCTACGCCGCCCGCCAACTGCATGGTGACGAGTCCCTACGAGGTAGGGGTGTACGATCTGCGCTGGGATGATCCCTCCACGCTCACAGCCAACTCCGTCTGGAATGTGGTTGGCGTCAACGTCTACCGTTCAGATGCCTCCGACCGGGGGCCATTCCGAAGACTCAATGAGTACCCGGTCGGAGGCGGCTTCTACAGAGATGCCACCGACAACGCCCTGGTGCGCCGCGAGGTGGTTGCCTGGGACGAGGGGTGGTCCTCCAGGGGTGAGTCCGCCAACAGTGGGCGCTGGAAGCTCAAGACTCGCTGGCCGATGGTCAAGCAGGATGGGCAGGCCATCCCCGCCGACTCCCCCACCGATGTCATGGTGGAGGTCGATGGCGTGGTTGCCGAGATCCATGAGGTGCTTGGCACGACCGGCGAGGTGATCCTCGTCAATACCCCCATCTACGACGAGGCCCTCCAGAAGAACCGCCCGCCCGTTGTCCCGACGGGGCCAGACTCCAAGGTCACGGTCACCTACTACAGGTCAGCCAACCTGACACCCGGGGTCGCCCTCGAGCGCAAGGTGTTCTACAGGATCACGACCGTCGCTGCGACGGATGACGGTCTGGTGGAAACCGAGCTCGAACAGTGCCCTCCCATCACGCCCACCGCCGTCGAGGAGCTCGACTACATCTGGCGGGAGGCCATCCGGCGGAACCAGTGGATCCTCCAGCAAGGCGGGGAGCGGGTGAAACTGTTCGTCCGCAAGCAGTCAGGGGTCTCCTGTGACTGCGGCTTGGATCCCCACACCCGGGAGTTCACGGGGCAGCCCTCGAACCGTTGCGAACGGTGTTTCGGGACCGGTTGGCTCGGGGGATACGAGGGACCCTACGAGATTATCGTGGCCCCTGACGATTCTGAACGACGTGTGGCGCAGACCCCCACGGGACGGCGAGTCGAGCACACCTATGAGGTGTTCATGGGCCCGAGCCCAATGGTCACGATGCGGGACTTCATCGTGAAGCAGACCAACGAGCGATATTCCGTAGGGGCCGTCAGGCGCCCCACCAACAGGGGCAACATCCTTCAGCAGCACTTCAACATCGGACTCCTCGACGAGGGGGACATCCGCTACAGGATCCCGATGGACGGCACTGAGGCCCTTGTATGGCCCGAGACCAGGTACAGCCACAGCGCAGTTGCACCCGCTGCCGGCCAGCACCCCCACGATCCCCCACACCCTGTCGGACCCGACGCTACTACGCCTATGGGAACCGAGAAGGGGGACCACGCCGATGAGAACGAGAAGCGTGGAAGAACCCCTGTCTGGTCCAACCAGAATACATAGGGGGATCCGTGGCTAAGAAGATGAAGATGAAGATGAAGCTGGAGCATGTGGGGGGTGCCTACGGCAAACCCCTCGCCAGGCGCGTCGATGCGAAGCTCCAGAAGTCGGACCTCCAGCGGTTCGGTGAGCTCATGGTGAAGTATGTCGTCGAGGAGGCCCGCAAGTCGGGAGGGCGCTCGAGCTCCATTCCCAAGACGGAGAAGTTCTTCAAGTCGTTTTCTTACCAGATCAAGGGGTCCAGCACCGTCCAGATCACATCGACCTGGCCCTGGATCGACACCCTTGTGAAAGGGGCCGCCGACGGAGCCAGTGCAAAGGCGGGCAAACCTTTCCGCATGGAGTGGCTCACGAAGGAGGCGGGGGTCCACGCCGTCCCCATGGTCGATGAGCAGGGCCAAGTCATCATCCGCGCCGCCCCTCTCACGAAGGCCGATGCCTGGATCCATCCGGGAATCGCTCGGCACACGTTCATTCGCAGGGGTGTTGAGAAGGCCAAGGAGGAGTTTGCCAAGAGCTTCTGCAAGGAGATCCTCGAGTCTGCAATAGGGGGTCGCCGGTGACCTCACGCGTTTCAAGGGTGCGGGTCACATGCCTGTGCGACAGCATAAGGCTCCCTGACCTCGGGATCACACTTCGGAGAGGGGATTCCCAGATCATGTCGGAGATGCAGGTCGAAGGATCAAAGGATCTCTCGAGGGCCGTCAGATCGAGGGCCGTCAAAATGACCGTGTTTCTCGGACCCCGCCGGATCCTTCCAAATAAGCCACCCAAATCCAAACCCATCAAGCCAACTCCCAAGCCCCATGTTGCGCCCCCAGTTGATGTGGCCGCCCTCTTGAGAGAGGCCGCCGCCGCCGCTCTGGACCCGCATGTGGCTGCCCTGTCGAGTCAAATCGACGCAGCCGCGGCCTCTGCTACCGACAAGGCTATGGGGAAGATCGTGGAGGTCCTCTCCCAAATGAAGGATCAGGTAGGTGCCGCACCCGCACCCCAACCCGTCGTGGATCCAGAGTGGTTGGAGGCGGTCGTACGCTCGGCACTCGCCAGCTCCGTGGTCCTTTCTACTGGACCCGCATCCGACGGTGACATGCCTATGTTCATACCTTCAGGCATGGCCGACGGCATCCAGGGGGATGTGGGGACGGTGGAGGAATCATCTACCGGATCCGGGGTGGATGAGGCTCGTGAGGCTCTGAAGGCCCTCCGGAAGAAGAAGCGGGATGCGACGGATGGGTAGGATCGAATCAGGAGGCACCCATGTCTGAAAACGAAAAACCCAAGAAGAAAAGCCCGAAGGCCAAGCCACAGCTCGGTGTTGGACTTGATGTGGGGACCATGAACATCGTTTCGGCCCGCAAGGGTGCCGACGGCATCGGGACCAAGCGCGTCCGGGACGCCTTCTTGGATCTCCCCATCGAGAGCAAGAAGATGCTGAAACTGTCGGGCGTGTCCTATGCGGAACGCGACGACGAACTCCTCATCATCGGCGATGCAGCTCTTGAAACTGCCAACGTGTTCGGTAGGGAGGCGCGCCGCCCACTGGCCGCAGGGCTTGTTTCCTCATCGGAGGTGGACGCCCTCGACGTCCTCGGTCTGCTTGTGCGGAACGTCCTCGGCGAACCCGCCACTGAAAACGAGGTCTGTTTCTTCTCCGTCCCAGCCAACCCCATCGACCAGCCGGACAAGGATGTCATCTACCACAAGGGTGTGTTCGAGAAGATCGTATCCGAGTGCGGTTATGACGCCCACGCCTCCAACGAGGCCATGGCCATCATCTTTGCGGAGACGGCCAAGGACGGTTTCTCCGGGGTTGCCCTCTCATTCGGGAGCGGCATGACCAACATCGCCCTGGCCGTGAACACCATCGAGGGGTTGAGCTTCTCGGTGGCCCGCGGTGGGGACTGGATTGACCGAGGTGCCTCCAAGTCTATTGGATCCACGCAGGCACGCATCTGCGCCATCAAGGAGCAGGGCGTGGACCTGAACAACCCTGTTGGGCGGGAGCAGGAGGCCATCGTCTTCTACTACAAGAACCTGGTTGAGTATGCCCTCGACCAGATCGCCGACAGGTTCAAACTCATCCAGGGCCAGTTCGCATTACCCCGCGCCATCCCCTTGGTGGTGTCCGGGGGTACAAGTCTTGCCACTGGGTTCGTGGATTTCTTCAAGGAGTGCTTCGAGCGGAAGCGCAAGAGGTTCCCCATCGAGATCAGCGAGATCAGGCACGCCAGCGATCCAATGAACGCCGTGGCCTATGGGATGCTCGTACAAGCCATGCAGGAGTATGAAGATGAGTAGCAACAGTAAGACCGACCTGGTCCTCGGCATCCTCGGGGATGTTCTTCCAACAGAGCCGGTCATCAAGCCGGAACCCGTTACCGAAGAACAGAGCCTTGGGGGTTTCATCGAGGGTGAGGCCGAGGGCGACCACGGCGGAATCTACGAGGGAGCCATGTGCCTCGGAGTCGAGCTCACGAACCAGACCGACCTCGGTGACGGGTTCGGAGTCGACGGTGCGGGGGATTTCACAGCCGGCAAGCTCGTCTACTATGGCGGCGGCAAAGGCCGTCAATACCTTGGGGACATGGAGCAGATTCATGTAGTCCGCAAGGATGGAACCCTCACTATCACCGGCCTTATCAGGACGGAGTAGCACCGTGGAGGGTTCGTGTACTACCAGCTCACAGAGGCACTGAAGCGGAGGTTCATCCTCGAGCTCCGTCGTATGTGGGCCGCACACCCGAAATACCAGGACCTCGTCGGGAACATCCAGGGTAAGTACACGTTCAAGGAGCGCCCTCAGTACGGCATCATCGTGAAGACCTCGGGAGCTACGAAGGTGGAGCTCGCCGCCGACAACTTCATAGGGACCGTCCACAGTTATGCCTACCTGGCCCGTGTCGATTCCTTTCCCGGTCAGTCCATCGAGTGGATCCGGGAGCATACTCCCGCCATCCAGAAGAACGGGGGCCGCTTCCCCTCGCCAGCCGGGGTCTACTACATCGAGGTCACCGAGTACGACCCCCAGCGGGGAATGGGCCAGTTCTGGGTGGACCGCCTCCTGGATGTTTGGAACGAGCCCGTCACGATGTCCTCTCCTTTGGAGGGCCGTCTTCAGAGGGTCCCCCTTCCTGGAACGCTGGCTCTCTATGAGGCTCCAAGCGGCACCCTCCTTCACGAGGGCGGTGCCTATGAATATGATTCGACCGACGGCACCATCACACTGAAGAAAGCTCTCGGAAAGGGTTTGAGCCTTTCTGCAGACTACAGATTCCCGGCGGCATCCGTTGGTCCCTACGACTTTGCCGACCTCCGTGCGAACATCGCCGCCATTCCGGGTGTAGTCCTCGCTTTCGGCCGTATGGCCTCAAAGGGTGATCGTGCTGCCGTGGTGGTGTCCCGGAGGCGATCCCCCGTGGCCCTCGAGTACGGCGGCAAGTGGGAAGTGAGCCTCGACTTCGATGTGCTGTCCAGGGACCAGTATTCGCAGATGGAGATCTCCGACCGTACGATCACATGGATCTACGGCGTCCTCCGTCCCCGTGTGTCCCACGAGGGTATCGAGATCTTGGATGTGTCGTTCGGAGGGGAGGCGGAGGAGATCTTCGACGAGAACGCCGATGACTACTTCTACAATGCCTCATTCTCCGCAACCGTTCAGACGGATTGGGGGATCCAGGTTCCGCTAGGGCCCGAGCTCCGATCCATATCTCCTGCATCTGCGGCGGATTCAAGAGCTGTGGAGGAGAACCCAGGGATGCAGGACGGTAAGATAAATCCTGTATCTCCGGGCGGGTTGGGGTTGCGGCCAGTGCGGGATCCGTTCTTCTCAGGACGGTCCAATACCTTCGAGGTGATCCGTTGATCCGGCCTCTCGGTGGACCCCCTATACCCACCTGCAATCAGGGACGAAGTAACGGAGGATGCTATTCCACTCTACAGCTACCAATGTGAAGACTGCGGTCTACGGTTCGACAGGCGGATGTCCGCCTCAAGAGCTGGAGATGCCGTCGGGTGCAAGTGTGGGGAGCAGGCATCTAGGGTTGTTCCGGATTCAGTACAGACCACCTTCAACCCGAAGGGGGACGGTACGATCCAGCCACAGAACACTGGTGTTTCGTCCTACGATGCCAATGTGGATCGTGTGATTGGAGAACATGCAAGAGGAAGCTGGGATGCAATAGCCCAGAGACATACCCGAAAGAGGGAGGTTCTTCGGAACAACCCTGGAAAGACGGGTTGGGATCTCGGTAGGACCTTGGACGGCGACTACCAACCCATGAAAACTGAGGAGAGAGGCGCCGCCGAGATGGCGCGTGGGCTCCACGGTAAGGCTCTAGGGATGCTTGAGCGCCACAAAAAGAGGCGAAAGAAGGCGACTGACGCGGGTCAAGCTGCCAACCACCAGTCCTGAAGGACTTGGATAGATGAACAGAAAGATAGAAATACCATCCGTGCTTACCCAACCCGCCCTCGAGGCGTGGAAAACACCGACAACGCACTAACCGCGAATCAGTTATTTCGGCCCGGAAGGGCCGCTAAGGAGACCCGTCATGGCCTTTGATTTCAAGAACCCCTACGCCCCCCCAGGCATCTACACCGAAACCAAGTACGAGAACCCCCTCGCTGGGAACCTCTCGTCACTGAACATTCCGATGCTGATCGGTCCTGGCAACGAGATCCTCTCGCAGTCCGGTCTTGAAGTCGTTCGGGGCAGCTCCAGCACCATCGACCAGTCGGTCCCTACGGAGGATGTCACTGGAAGGGCAGTCCTCGACATCGCGGACAACGGAACCATCACCCTCGGTGCTTGGGATGGCGTTGCGATGAAGTGCCAGGTTCGCAACTTCCCCATCGTCACAGGCGATGGCTCTGGGACCTCGACCACGAAGGCAACCGATGTGGTCGCCTTCCTCAACGATACGCCCATCGTGGTGCTCTCCGTGGACGGGGTCAACGGAGTTGTTGAGCTGTCCACCGTTCCCGTAGCAGGGGACGAGGTCCGCATCACCTACTTCTTCAACAGGACCGACACGGCCGCCACCGACGATGTGTCCGACCAGGTGTCCGCCGACGGTGCCCTCCTTCAAGGATCCGTGGGTGAGAACTTCACCATCACCGAAGACCTGGACGATGCATTCATCGTCTCCGTTGACGGGGCAGCTGCTACCACCATCACACTTCCTCCGGGTACGTGGGAGGCAGCGCAGATCGCCGCATCCATCTCTGCCGCTGGGGAAGGGTCCCTTTCTGCGTCCACCTTTACGAACTACCTCGGGGATGTTTGCATTTCGTTGTCCGCCGACCTGTCCCTCTCGGTAGGGGCTGGCACCGCCAACGCCGCTCTCGGTTTCAACGCTGGAGCGGCCACCGCCCGGACGTCCACCTTCCATGTGTTTCAGGGACCCATCGTGGATGGTTCCAACGGTGGCGTGACCACCACGACACCGTCCCATGTCACCGTCACCGTCAATGGTGCCGCTGCGGAGGTCGCCTCCGTTGACGGCGCAAACCGCGCTGTGACCCTCTCGGTTGCACCCGCCGTCGGATCCACCGTAGTGATCAACTACAAGTGGAACTCGTGGCAGGACACCTTTGACTACCTGGCCAACATCGGCGTGCTGGAGGTGTCCACCTGTGGCATCACCACAGGTCGCTCTGATTATGTGCAGGGTGTCGACTTCGTTCTGAAGGACGACGCGCTTCTCTGGGGCACCGCAGCCATCGTTTCGGCGGTCTCCGCAACCGCGGGCACCGAGGAGTTTGGCACCGTTCAGATTTCGGCGGCCCTCGTTGACGCCAAGGCATACCTCCAGTCGTGCCCCGCCGTGACGGATGCCGTCGGCGGATCGTCCAACACGAGTCGTACCGTGTTCAAGCTCCAGGCCGTTCCGACGACTGGCAACGGGCGGAACAGTCCCCTCGGGACCAGCTTGTTCCAGACGGTCAGCAACAGTCGCATCGACGTCCCCACCGACAGGCCCGATCTGGTGACGGCCTATTGGGGCTTCGGTGTACAGGATGCCCTCGTCCGGGGATCCGTTTCCGTTCTCAAGGTTGACTCGGCCTCTGCAGAGATCACTCTGGCCGACCCCATCCCTGTTGGAGCTTCGGTCTACGCCACCTTCTACTACAACACCCTGAAGGATGAGGAATACACCCTCACCTGCGAGTCGGCCGGGGGTTCCGGATCTGGAACCTATTCGGTAGCCGACTCCGACGGCAACGCGCTGTTCTCAACCGTGTTCGGCTCCCGTGG